CGTGACCGAACGGTTGATATACCGCGCCACCTTTAACGCGTAACGCGCCGCGCGGATCGCGTAACTTGCGCCGGTCGTAAAAAGCCGAATCTGGCTTTTCCGCATTGGCTCGCCGGAAGCCAGCGATTCCTCATCGATATACGCGATCGTTTCCTGCTGATAATTTTTCTCTTTGTCGGTGAACTGAACTTCGATCACATTCGGAACCTCTTTCATCGTCTTCCAGCTCTGCGCAAACGTGTCCTTGACGATATTGCCCATGCCGAACAACTGGGTTGGATTCGTGATCTTGTCGATCTTGAATGCCAAACCGCCCGCGCTATAGACCGGCATAGCGTTGAACGTAGCGCATAATTGAATGAGAACGTCGAGGGCCCTATTGTTGCTGTCGATAACCACATCCATCCTGAACCGCTTCTCGTAGCCGCCCTGACCGTCCGCAACTTTCTCCTCGCAATACTGCGACATTTCAAGAAGCGAAGCGTTATCCAGATTTCCGGATGAAATAAACTCGCCCAGCCCGAAACGGTTGCTGATAATAAAATCCCGCAGGCACCAGACCGGATTCGCCGAATACCTCTCAACAAATGTCACCCCGTCCCATGAAAGCAAAGTGTCATCCGCAAGCAGACGGTAATCTGCCCCATCCCAGTAATAATCATCCCAATCAACCGGATCCGTGCCGTTTCTGACATCCGGAACCGAAACCTTCCTGCCCTTTACAATCGAAGTGATATTCGGCATGGATCCCGAAAGCTGGTCGGTAGCCAGAAGCTGAAGCCCTAAAAGCGCGGTGTTCGGATAACTCAAATCATCTGTCTTAAGCTCATCGATCTGAAAAAGTAAAAGGTCGCCCTGCCTTAAGGGCTGAAGCGAACTGTCCTCGCTGGTGCGGGTGATGCGGATGTCGTACTGCCCCGGGGTGAGTCCTGCCTTGCGGAATACGCGCCTGACCGATGAACGCGATTGCGCGGAAATAGTCGTCTCGCCCAAGTCGATATATGTCCCCGCGGAATGCTCTTTATACTCAACGCGATAAGTAACGCTCCAGCTCTGGATATCCCCGGAACTTGAATTCTGCTGATACAGGCCGTTATTAAGCCGTAGGTGAATCTCGAAAGCCTCGACATCCAGATCGACCGTGGTGTAAATATAGGGATTGTTTTGCGTAAGGTTGGCGCTGACCGGATAAATATTGTGCAGATCCTCGAAATTCGGGATCATGCTCTGGTAGTTCGTGCCAAAACGTTTGCTGATCGATACGCCTTCGAAGTTAACGATCGGATTATTATTCAGCTCGATATTTTCTATCGACTCGATCTCACCCTCGCAGATCGCCAGAAGAACGTTCAAGTAGTGCTTGTCGCCGTCCTCCCAAAGAAACTGATTGATGATATTGCCGCCGACGCGATGCTCTCCGTAAACCACCGCGACCGGAACCCCGACCTCCTGAATCGTTTGCACGCCGTCCCATCCGTATGTGGGCGATCCCTCATCCATCCCTGCCGAACCGAGATTGAAATCCGGCATTTTCGGCTGGTTCATATACTGGTAAATGGCGTAACCCATCGAAAGAACAAAGAACGTGAACAAGAACGGATGCGCTACCGCGGCCGCCCAGACCGCTGAAACAATAAAGGAAATCACTGCCACCACCGGTGCTTGAACTTCCGGCGCAACTACGATCTCATCACCCTCTTCGATACGCGAATCAAGGTCTTTAATACGCTTGCCGGTAACGATCACGCGTTTGTCTTTATAATCAAATCCGGAATTCTCAAGATAATCGCGCACGGATTTGCTTCTGGAATAGGTAAACTCCAGAACCTGCGCCTCCTCGAGCTTGAACGGATTGTCGATATTACGAACGGATATCATTTTCTTAACCTGTAAAATCCTTCTGTTTTCTTTTTCCACGAAACATCATCAAGCCGCGACACTACGACCCCCTGACGGCAACAATGGATAAACCGCTTCTTGCCGAGAACGATCCCGGCATGATCGGCAATGCCTCTCGAATTGACGAACAACACGCCGTCCAATACCTGCGGGGCTTCAACACGATCCCAGTCGTGACCGTAATGCTCCTTGAAGTAATCCTTGCCGCTTAAACCCCAGACCTTGCTGTATTCCAAATCCTCAATATCAAAAAGCCTGTAACCCAGATCCGCATAAACGAGTTTTAGAAATCCCCAGCAATCGAGGCCTTCCATCGTCCGGCCCCTGTGGCGGTAAGGGATCCCGAGATATTTCCCGATGATCGTCTTTTCTACATCACGTAAATCCGGCGCGTCGGTACGGACGGAAACGCCCCGAACCGGTGGTAATTCTCCAGCACCTTGCACCGCTGTTTTGTTTTGTTGCATGAAACCTCTCCTCCTGTGTACCCGCACTCGGTCGATTTGAATTTCCACGCGCAATAATTTCGCGCGTACCTGCGCGCGGGTAGATCAACGCCCAAGACATCGAACTTGCCGGTTAAGGTGAACTCCACGCTCTTCTGGTCTGCCGTATAGCTATCGATGTAGAAAACGTCGTCCATGTGCGCGTCCGGATCCGCCAGCCGGTCGGCCCAGACCATGCGGATCGTTACTTTCTTCCCGCGCAGATCGAACTGCTCCAGATAAAGCTGAATGAAGCGCGACACATTCCCAAGTCGCACCTTGACCTGATCGATCTGCCCCTGATTGTTTTCGCCGATAAACTCATGCGTGACCGGGAATTTCGAATAAACCTCCCCCTGATACGTCACGTCCTGATCGAACCCCGCGATCCTCAAATCATTAATGGAGTCGTACTTTTCGAGAACGTATAAAAAAATGGGCGCGTTCTCCTGCTTCGATTTCTCGCTGATAAATGAGGGGCTAACATCTCTCGGCATTACTTCACCTCTATAAAATCAAACTCAAAGTCGTACACCTCGTACGCCTTCATCGTGAATTTAAAACTGTCCTCGGCAAACCGAACCGTATACTCCACGGCATCGTTCGGGTTCGTCCATGTAAACGCCATAAACGAGCCGTATTTCGCGGAAAAGAAATCCCGCACCATCTCCATATCCGCCTTTGACCGGCTGGAAAACCTGAGCCGCCATTTGTGTAACGGCGCCGCCCACTTGCGCCTGCGCTGTTCAACGCCGCTTTCAAACTCCGAAATTAGCGTCTTGTACTCCAGCGTCTCTTCGAAAACGAAATCCGGTAAATAGCTAAAATCGCTCATGCGTAACTCCTGATCACCGAACGGATCTTCCCGTTGTTATAAATGTCGTCGGCAATGGCATTGGAAAGCATCTTGCGATTACGCCAGACGTCCTGCGCGTCCCACGCCTGAATCACCTGATTGACGTTGATCGTGACACCTTCCCCGCGCATAGATTCACCGCGGTTAAGCGCGCGCAGGTTGTCCGATCCGCCCACTGCCTGCATTCCCCTGCGGGAAAGCACACCTTCACCCGTTTGCGCGATGATCGGCACCTCATCCGGCGCAAGGCCCGAATGCGCGCGGATAAACGCCCGGTTGCGCTTTTCGACCGTTCCTCCGCTATGAAACAAACTCGCCACCGGCACACCGAAGATCGTGCCGCCCGCGCCAGCCATTGCTGTAAATATCTTTATGAGTAACAACTTCGCCAAGATGTTCGCTATCATCTGCAAAACCGCCCTGCCAAAATCCGCGAACACCTCTTTGACACTGCGAAGCTCACCCGTAAATGCCTTAAAGAAAAACTGCGAAAAAGCATTCTGCATGTTATGCGCCGACTGCTTTGCGAACTCTTCCATGACGTTAAACTGCTGTGCCGCCGCTTCCGCGCTATTCCCCACATCCTTGGCCACGTTCTTCAATATCTCCGCTGTCTTGTCACCGGTCTCCTTGACCTTGGCAAACACAAGGTCGTACTGCTTCATCGCGTCCCGCGCGCTTTCCTGCGCGGCCAGATTGAATGCCGTGCGCGCCTCCTCAAGCCCTTGAGTAAGCCCCTCAACATTGAACTGGATCTTGTTCTCTTCCAGCGACTGCGAAAACCGCTCTACCTCCGCGGACGCCTGCCGGTATGTTTCGCCGACACTGCCGGGTAACTTTCCCAGAAGATCGTAGAATTTAATGAGAGGAACCATGAGAGCCTGAAAGAAATCAACCGCAAAACCCAAGAGGCCGTTTAAGGCATTCGTTATGCCCTGAATGAATCCTTTGACCGCACCCGCGCCGTACTCAAGGATCGTGAAAACCCCTGCCACCAGATGATTGGCAAACCCCTGCAAGAATCCAAGCACCTGCCAGAGCGACTGACCGGCCTTTTCCATGAAATCGTTCCACTGAGATTTGAGTATCTGTACCTTTTCGTAGCTAGTCATCATTTCGAGATTCACCGCTTCAAGGTGCGATTTGCTCTGCGCGAGGATGTGATTGGCCATAGCCTGCGCCATGTGGTATTTCTGAACTTGATCGACGGTCTTGCCCGTCGCCTTCGCGTATTCCTCCGCCGCATCTTTAAGCGATAACTGAAGGCCGTACGAACGCCTCAAGGTCGTAACCAGACCGCCGGTAACCGCACTTGAAATATTCGCAAATGCCTCTTCGGTCGTGGTGCCGAATATCCGCGCCTCGGCCCGCGCCTGCTTCATGAGCGCCGCGACCTGAT